GAAACTCCGCCCGCCATGGTGAAATGCACGTTTCTTCTCCCCTTGCACGATAATCGCGGAGAAGCCTTCCCTAGTGCCTTGATTAGTCGCGTTAAGGACCGGCTACTCGCCGAATTCGGCGGGATCACTGTGGCCGGCAAGAATACCGGGTTCTATACCATGGCTGATGGTACAATCGCAGGGGATCGAACAGAGACAATCATCGTGTGCGTCGACGATCAGGCGGGAGTGGACCGCTTACGTAAACTCGTTGCTGAATTAGGCTACGAGCTTCGCCAAGAGTGCATGTACTTCGAGGTGTCAACCGCCCGGGTTGAATTCATCCCCAGTAATGACTAGCCCACTTTCCCGCATACTTGCGAGTGTGCGGACACGTTGGCTATTCATCACGCAACCACAAGAGAGAAGAGACAATGTGCAAAACGAAACCATTCGACGGATTGGAATTCATCATCGCCTATGAAAATGAGCAACTAGACCACGACGAAATAGTGAACGGATTCCAACACTTGATCGACAGCGGTTTTGCCTGGGACTTACAGGGCCACTATGGGCGAACCGCGGTCCGCCTGATCGAGAATGGGGATTGCGTCCAGAATTGACTTGACAAACAGCAAACAGCGTAGTATGATTGAGTAGACACCACTTCATAAGAGGACAGAGACAATGGCGAGAATCAATTACGGCGAGATTGCGAGTTTCGGTGATTGCGTTCGGAAGCTGAATGGAAGAGATAGGCGAAAGCTTCGCAATAACGTATGGATCGAGAAAGAGGACGACGTCATGCGGATCATCCTTCACCATACCGCGATTATCACTTACTACCGGAGCGGTACAGTAGAGCTAAACTCCGGCGGGTTCCGCACCGTTACCACAAAAGCGAATATGTGCCGGTTCTCTCCGGTGGGTGTGGGACAACGGAAAGGCGAGTGGTATGTGAGAACAAACTGGGGAACGGAATTCCCCTTCGTAGACGGGATGAGGCTATCGCAAGAGTGGACAGTGTCACCGGTCTAGCCCTCGTACTAATTCGACACAAGTTAGTAGTAGATTGACATTCAATAAGAGAGGGAATCATGGAAATCGACCCAGCCAAGCTTGACGAATTCACGAAAGCGTACATCAAGTGCGCATTATGGTCATCGAACGACGACTCGGACGAAGAGACCGGCGGCGAACCACTCGACGAAAACTACACAGTAGATGATTTCGACGAAGAGTCCCTGCGGTCCATAATGGTGGATTGCAAGAAGTTTCAACATGTCTGGGGAAAGTTTATTCGCCACGAATCGCGCGCAAAAGCTGGCCATGACTTCTGGCTGACTCGCAATCACCATGGGGCAGGGTTTTGGGATGGAGAATGGCCAGAGACCGGCGACATTCTTTCGAGGGCCAGCGACTCATTCGGGGCTTCGGACATTTACGTTGGAGACGACTACAAGTTATACACTTAGGCAAGCTTGACGCACTGCCCATGATCGTCCCATGGGTGGAGCGACACGCTTTCCATCACCACTTAGAGGATCGAGATTATGAAAGTTCAGATTACGTTGACCGCACACGTCGTGGACACCAAGTACAATGGCATCGATCTCGGAAAAAGTCAACTAGAAGATCTTGCAGCAGAAGTTGAGAGCGGTATCAACGAGCAGCGGTTTGCCCTCGACGATTTTGATATTGTGCTTTGCAGTGTAGAGGCAACCATCACCACGTGAGAGGATCGAAACCATGGCGTACATTTACTGTGCAGACATTTACTGCGACTCCTGTGGGGAGGATATTTGCAGACGACTAACGGAAGAGGGATTCGCCCCTGATGATCCGAATGACGAACGAAGCTACGATTCCGGCGAGTTTCCTAAAAACGTAGGGGAGTGGGAAGAGTCAGACACGCCAACGAATTGCGGTTCGGGCGAGGATTGCCTAGAGGCTGAAACGCTTCCCTCCGGCTATAAGATCGGAAAGCAATTCGGCGAGTTGACGGGCGAAGGCGTCCGCTACCTAGAAGAGGCCATCGCCGAGGGCGGGGAAGTAGCCGAGTTCTGGGCCGATCATTACGAAGCGTACCTGAACTGAGAAAAAAAACTTGACTTCCGCGGGATGTGTGATATACTTGTAGTATATAAGGCCACGGAGGGCCCGACAAGTGGGGAACGGTTTGGGTAGTCGCGAGTCTTTGTCGTTCCGGCTGAGGAAAGTCGGGGGCATCGCCGGTCATTCAGCGAGGGTTCGATTCCCTCTCCCCACTCTCGGAGGGCGAAAAGGTCGCAGGGCCCGCGTACCCTGCCGTACGAGAAAACGGCTAGCCCTCCTAAGATACACTGGTACACCAACTGGAGATTGAAAAATGGAAGCAAGAGAAGAGGTTCGCGTGTTCAGGATGCTTAAAGTCTTGCGGGAATCAAACTCCCAAAACTACGGGGGCCTCAGAAACGAGATAATAGAAATGAACATTCCGCTACTACAGTGGAATGTTCGGAAATTCGCGAACAAAAGGTTCCCGTTCGATGATCTGCTTGGGGTGGCCTCGGTCGCGTTGGTTCGTAGTGTGGATGGATTCAATGTGTCGCTCGGCAATCGGTTCTCGACTTACGCGACCCGTGCAATCAGGACTGAGATTTCGAGACACATTGCCAAAGAGTTGCGGATCGCATCGCAGTACGCGACAAACAAGGAGGCACAAGACACCAAGGAAGATCGCTCCGTCGACCACCAGTCATCCGTGGAGACGAAGGAATTCGCCGAGTCGCTGCTGAAGAACCTCACAATAATTGAGTGTTTCGTTGTCGTTAGGTTTTTCGGGCTTTGTGGATACGACAAAATGATCCTGTCGGAGATCGGCGAGAAACTCGGCCGGTCGAAAGAGAGGATGAGTCAGATCAAGCGTGGGGCTGTCGAGAAACTTCAGAAACTTGTCAATGAGAAGGGAGATTGCTATGATGCGAGTTGATCTTTACATTCCTACCTCTAGTGAGGCGGGGCTGGGGTTCAGCTACAGTTCGCTTGCGGATTTCAGGCGTAAGTTGGTCCTGAAGTTCGGCGGCTACTCCAACCGGGGTCACCAGACGGGCGAGAGGCTGTTGGCAGACGGATTCGTGGAGGCAGTTTCGCACTGGCATCTTTCGGTCCGATGCAACGCCGCGGAAGTCGAAGAGCTTGAGGATATGGTGACGAACTTCACCCGCGGTGAAATGTACATGGAGGTTTCGCTGTCCAATGTCAAGCTCGTCAAGCCAGTGAAGCCAGCGACGGTGCCGTTTAGGCTATCAGACGAGTTGAGGGATTATTACACCAAAGACGTGCCGGTAGCCCCCAAGGGTCCCTCCAGCCCTCCCGCTGGACTGTGTGCCCCTTCAGTTTCAGAAAACCCACCAGAGCTATTGAGTTTCCTTAGGGGCCAGCCGATTTACGGGCATCCGACTTTGGATGGTTCTCCTGCCCCGGCTAAACTGCCCGCCGGGTTATGTGCCCCGTCTACCAAGACGGCAGTCCCAACGGGCGACGGGGAAGTCCTGTGGTCGGGGCCGGACGGCGAGGATTCCAAAGAGTACGGCGGAGAGCTTCCGAGTTGGTTCGTGTCAAACCTGAAAGACATGGGCTTCTCGGTCAAGGTCTACCGCCATAAAGGGACCGTGGCCACCGTGGTACAGCGTATCAAAAAGTAGGGATCACTAGCCCGCCTCTCCCTCGCACGGAGAGTCGGCCCAGTAACCCCGAACCGTGGAGGATGAGATGCCACTAGCAAGAGAAGTCATGGTTACCACTGCAACAGGCGAACGCCGCGACCCACTGGACTGCCCGCTTAGTATGCACGAAGTTCGCGACAAGTACACCAGGGACGGCAACGTGCCGATGGTGTGCCTGGGCGACGACGGCATTGCATGGGTGTCGTACCCGTGTGACTTCGCTGAGAAATTCTTCTGGGAGGAGTCCGCAACGTGAAAAAAGCACAGAAACCAGTCATTGGGATCGGGACGTTACTCGTCCTGTGCGATGTAACAGTATGCCTCGTCGTGTCAATCCTTCGGGATTGCGTCTTCGTTAGGCTGCCGGATGACCGCTTAGGAAGGATTTGCCAGTTTGATGTCGAGCACCTCGTTTACGAGAACATGCACTCGTAATCTGGCATTCCGCAGGTTTTTCGTGGACCCGGCCCGCTCACGCTGGTATAATAGAAGTGGGGACTGTTCACCGCGAAACATCAGGAGCAAGATGATGAAAGCGAGTTTCTGACATGAACGACATTTACATCGAAGTTGACGGGGACACCCGCCACATAGGCACCGTGAAGGATCTTCTGGGGCCATTCTCCAGTGGGTCATGCCAAGAAGAGGGGTTCAGGAACGAAATGATGGAGATCCTTCACGCAGCCGTCGAGGAACTGAAATTCGGAGACGAAGACCGAGACGAAGTAGTGATCTCGGTCGTACTCCGGTAACCTGAAGGGAGAAGAGAGTGGCTTTTGATCTCAGCTTAATCACGCCCATGCAGGGCATGCGGCCCCCGCGAATCCTGCTTCTCGGCGTCGAAAAGATCGGTAAGACTGACTTCGCGTCACGATTTCCGAATCCAACCCTGATACCGATCATCGGCGAAGAGGGTGCTGACGACCCAGGCGTACAGGCTCGTTGCCAAGTCACGCCGGTAGCCGGCAGCTTCACCGATTGCATCGGCTGGCTGAAGGCCTTGTCTGAGCAGACGCACGACCGCCAGACTGCCATCGTCGACTCTACTAGTGCGTTCGAGCCATTGGTTTGGGACGCGACCGCGGCTGGTTGGAAGGACAAGAATGGAGTTGCTGCTGACAACATCGAAAAGGTCGGAGGCGGCTACGGTAAGGGATTCACTGCGGCCCTTGACTACTGGCGTGCAATGACTCAGTGGCTCGACCTACTGCGGTCCAGCCGAAATATGGCGTCGATCCTGATCGGTCACGTCAAGGTCAAGCGGTTCGATGATCCGGCCGGAAGCTCGTACGACCAATATCAGTTTGACATCCACGACAAGGCCGCAAACCTCCTGATTCGCTGGGCGGACCTCGTTCTCTTCGCAAATAGGAAAACGGTCGTCACCTCGGAAGACATCGGTTTCAATCAGGAAAAGAAGAGGGGTATCGAGATCGAGCCCGACGCCCGCTTCTTGTACACCCAGAAGAGACCGGCACACCCAGGTGGAGGCCGAGGCGTTTTCGGCCGTCTGCCGTATGAGTTGCCGTTGAGTTATGATGCGTTCGCACAAGCTATCGCGAACGTGTAGTCCGCCAGGGCAAGTGCAGCGGAGCGGCGTTACTCCAGGAAGACTGCCCGCGATCGTGCCTGGACGACGCTTGACCCTGGCTTTGATTGAAGAGTTTCTTTCACCCCGTGGAGTTTAAGATGGCCCAAGGCGAGTTTACTAAGGAGGAAGCCAAAGAAACAGAGGATGCGTTCATGGAGGTTGTTAAGGCACTAACAAGGAAGAAGCAGGCCGAATTCCTCGGCCACGCGAACGACATCATGCTGTTTCTCGCCGCAGCGAAGGCGGCGGCACCCCCGGAGGCCTAAGAGTCTGTGTCGCGACACTTTCATTTTCACCCCGTGGAGTTTCTAAATGAGTGGACTTGCTGATTTTTTTGGACCCAGCGGATTCGACACCGCGAGTGTCGAGCCGATTGGAGATTACGACGTCATCCCCGCCGGGTGCTATCCGGTAGTCGTCACCGCTGCCCAGGTCAAGGCGACGAAAGCCAAGACCGGCCACTATCTAGAGGTCACCTTTCAGGTGCTCGACGGCCAATTCAAGGGCCGGAAGCTCTGGGGACGCTTTAACATTCAGAACCCCAGCACGACATGCGAAGAGATCGGACGTCGCGAGCTTGCCACCCTAAGTCAGGCGATCGGCGTGGCGAACCTGCAAGTCGAAGAGCAATTGCTTCAGGGCGTATGCTACGCCGAGGTCAAGGTCAAGGGGGACAACAACGAGATACGGACGTTCCTGAATCAGGAGCAACGCAACAAGAAGCTCGCGAAGACTGTGAATGTCGCCTCCGTCGCCCCCGGCCCGCCAGCCCCTGCGGCTCAGCAGCCGGCTCCGGTGCAGCAGGCGATTCAACTCCCCGGCCCGCCTCTCGCCCCCAGTCCAGTTGCGGACGTCGCAGCCGCTACCATCGCAGGTCTCGTCACGGCCCCGGTACAGCCGCAGATGCTACCGCTGGGAGTCGGGCAGCCGCTGGTGCCGGAGTTGATTGCTACGCCCGCACCCGCCGCGGATCAGCAGCAACTCCAGCCCACGAACGCGGCTGCCCCGTGGATGCAGCAGCTGCCTGCCCAGTGATGAAATTCCGTTCTAGTCACCGCCCAGCATGGACGCTGGCAAGATAGCTGTCGGGCAATGCTCTTCGCCTCGCACACTGGCCACCTGCGAATGCCATCGGTAACCCGACAGCTACCCTGCCCGCGTCCACGTTAAACCACTGGAGAACGACATGGCAAAGGTATACCCGGAAATTCCCGAGGAAACACAGAAAAAAATCAAGGAACTTTCCCTTTTACTGAGTGGTGCTAAGACTGTCGAGGGAAGGGCGAAGGAGAACCGTATCGAGGTGGAAGAAGCACTTGCCCTTCTGATCGAGTGCGACGAAGAGGCCCAGCGTTCAGTGGTGGTCGGCGACTACAAGGTCACGGTCAAGCGTGGCCTCAGCTACAAGGTCGATGCCGTTAGCATAAGGAAGCTATGTCTGGAGCATTCCACCAACGTGCTTCTGAAATCTTCCGTGACGTGGTCGCTTGACGTAGCCGGCTATAAGTCGGTCAAGAAAGACGATCCAGAGTTCTTCGCCTTTCTCACGCAGCACGTCGAAGTCAAGCCGAAGAAAACAGCCGTCACCGTCAAGTTCGGGGAAGAGAAATGAATCGAGACTACAATAGGAAGCGGGCCTGTAGGTCCGTCGTGGAGTATCAGTCGTCGTTCTGCCGTGCCGGCATGGTCCTGCGTGAGCTTTGCCTCATTGACCCTCAGATGGCCGGGAACATGCAAGTGCGATTCGAGTCAGCTAGGAACGACACCGACGAGAGCCGCGTTGCTTTCGTGTTCACCAACTCGGCTGAGAAGATGTATTACTACGAGGTACATCCAGACTCGGTCAATAGCACTCCGCCAGCTATTCTTGCCGCGGAAATCATGGACGGATGGGAGTCGCTATGATGCCGAAGCTTTCCGAATTCATCCAGAAGAACCACCGTGTAGTCGAGGACATCTTCTCGCACTACAAGAAGGTAGGCGACTCCGAACAATCCCGTGCGTACCTCGGTGCGTCGATCATCGGCGAGCCGTGCGAGCGGAGACTTTGGTACACGTTCCGCGGAGCATGCTCGGAAGACTTCCCTGGCCGTATCTATCGCCTGTTCGAGACTGGCGACCTGGAAGAGATCAGGATAGTCAAGGATCTTCGTGACATCGGCTGCACTGTCCACGATGTTGACCCGGCGACGGGTAAGCAGTTCGAGGTCAATGATCTCGGCGGGCACTTCTCTGGTCACATGGACGGCTGTCTACTGGGGCTGCCCGGTGCCGAGAAGACTTGGCATGTCTGTGAGTTCAAGACGCACAACGACAAGTCATACAAAAAGCTCGTGTCGGTTGGCGTCGAGTCCGGGTTCCCGAAGCACTACGCCCAGATGCAGGCTTACATGCACAAGACCGGCATGAAACGTGCCCTCTACTTTGGGGCCAACAAGAACACTGACGAAATGTGGGCGGAGCGAATCCACCATGGAAAGGCTTTTGCCGAGGGCCTGATAGAAAAGGCTAAGCGAGTCATCTTCTCGAACGATCTTCCGTCGAGACTCAGTGACCGAGCGGACTGGTGGGAGTGCAAGTTCTGCCCAGCGAGAGAGCTTTGCCACGGAGTCGGCAACGTGCTTCCGATACCCAGCGTAGACTGCCGGCAGTGCTGCCATGCCACCCCTACCCTGAACGGGAGTGCGAGATGGGTGTGCTCGAAGCACAATCGCGGGCTGTCGAAGGCCGATCAAGAGAAGGCCTGCGGCGACCATCTGCTGATACCTCACTTCCTGAACGGTTTCGATGTCGACGGGTACGGGGTAGACGGCGAGACCGGAGACGACTTCATTGTTTACTCCGATAAGGACGGCGGAAAGTTTGCGAACGGCTCGCACCACCCGCAATATGTGTGCTATTCAACGAGCGAGCTTATCGGCCTGTCCAGAAAGGCGTTATTCTCTCCGGCGGTCGCGGAGGCGAAGAGGCTATTCGGTGCCAGGATCACGTCGCCGCCCGTCGAAGACATTCTCTCCAAGCGTTCCGAGGACACGACTCCGGTGCTCTGGTCGGGAAAGCCGGAGGACGTGGAGATAGCATGGATGAAACTCGGCGAACGGCCGATCGGAGAGTGTGAGGCAGCCACCAGGGTCGACACGTTCGACTACAGGGCAGTCGAGTTCGCGGACAAGATCGCCGTGGAATGGAAGTCGCCTGGACGAGAGTACGCTGGAACCGCCGAGATAAGAGAGAAACTATGAGCGAGTGGACAGACGGGGAACAGGTGGACTGGGAGCATCCGGAATGGAAGACCTACACTTATAAGGTCGGGCGAGAGGACGTCGTGGTCCTGAGGTGCATGATGAGAATCTGCATAATGAAATCGAGAGTCAAGGAACTCCTGGATGAAGTATGAGATGCACCCTATCCTTGAGGATAACATGATAAAGCGCAGGTCATGGAGAGACGTGCAATGAAATACCAATTGAGACCTTATCAGGTCGAGACGCAAGAGGCACTGCACCTCCATATCTGCACGAAGACCACGAACCCGTGCGTGGTGTTGCCGACCGGATCGGGAAAGAGCATCTCGATGGCGTCGATCATTGAGTTCTGGCACAGGGACGCACCGTACATCCGTGTTTGCATCCTGGCTCACCGAAAGGAGTTGGTCAGGCAGAACTCCGAAAAGCTTATGGAAGCGTACCCGGAGGCTTGTGTCGGGGTATTCAGTGCCGGCCTCGGGCAGAAAGACTACGACTCCCCGATTATCTTCGCGTCGATCGACTCGATCTTCAGGAAGGCCGGGGAATTCGCTCCGTTTGACGTGATCTTCGTGGATGAGGCACATCGCATACCTCCCAAGGGAGAGGGGAAGTACCGGACATTCATCGCTGAGTGCCGCCGTTTCAATAAGGACCTGCGGGTAGTAGGATTTACGGCGACACCATTCAGGATGGGGTGCGGTCCAATATGCCACAAGGATCACATCCTGAATGAGGTGTGCTACGAAGCTGGAGTCACTGACCTCATCGCCCAGGGCTACCTGTCAAAGCTGCGGTCCAAGGACTGTGTATCGCAAC